GGAGAAGTCGACCGGCGCAGGTGCGGTAACGGCAGGAATCCGACCGGGCAGTTCGCGCAGGGCTTCGGCCTTGGTCTCGCCGAGGTAAATGCCCTGGTTGCCACCCACCGCCTGGCCGTCCACCTCCGACAGTATCCACCCGCTCAGCATCACGCCGCCGTCTCCCTGCTGCCGGAAGATTCGCGCGCTGCGGCCGTCGCTCAGGCCGACCTCGTAGTAGGTGCCGCCGTCCGTGTAGCCGCCGCGGACCTGCTTGGAGCCTGTGACGCGTGGTAGCGCCGGCGCTTCTGCGGTTTCGCGGGCAGCGGACTGCGCGCGGAATCGATCTAGCCAAGCGTCTATCCTTGGCGAGACCGAGCCACGGTCGCCAGGTTCCGCACCCTGCGTAGGAGCGACAGCGTCCATCTCGTTGTTCAGCCCGTCGTCCACCACGGGCGCAGGTTCTACTGCGGCAGGCTCTACAGCGGCAGGCTCTACAGCGGCAGGCTCTGCTGCCGGCGCAGCGTACTTCTCGGCCAGCTTCGCAGCGAACAACGGCGCGCTGGCGGGATCGCCGGCTACCTTCGGCGCCACCTCGGCCAGGAACTGTGCAGCGTTCGGGCTGAGTGGGTTCACGCCAGCCGCCTGAGCAGCGGCCTCGAAGTCGTTCCAAGCCTGGCCACGGAAGTGCTGCGGCTTCAGGCCCAACTCGCGGGCGAGCGCCTTCTTCCACGTCGGTGCCGGTGCGTCGAAGTCGATAGCCTGCTGGTTCTTCGGTGCAGGAGCTGGAGCCGGCTCTACCGGCGCTGCGTCCACCACCTGCGGGAATGCGCCCTCGGCTGGCAGCGGGCCGGCGAACAGGTCTGTCCCACCCAAGCGACCGCGGTTGCGCTGTGCATCCAGCACCCCCATCAGTCCAGTGCGCGGTGGGGGCGGCACCTCCTCGACTTCCATGAGCGGCGGTGCCGACGGAGATACCTGCGGCCGGCGCCCGGTAATGTCGTAGAGCGAGCGTAGCGGCGCGGGCGCGGGGGCCACTTCCTCTACAGCCAGTTCCTCGACCGTCGGCGTCGGTACACCCACGGGGGTGGCGCCCAAGTCGATCTCCTCGACCGGAGTCGGTACGGCGCCAATGTCGATCTCCTCGATCGGCGAATCGCCAAGTCCGCTTGGCTTGAGCGGCGAGCCCTGACTGGCGTTCTCCTGCTGCAGCTGGTCGCGCAGTGCCTGGCCCAGCGGGGTATCTGCGCTCGGGCGGACGCTGCGCAGGGAGATCAGCCCACCCATACCGCCGCCGAGGATGCCGCCAGCCAAGCCGCCGAGGGCTGCCTGCTCGCCTACGCCGGCGAACAGGTCGGTGTTGGGGGTGAACAAGTTCTGAGCGATACGCTCGGTAGCGGACTGCGCTGATTCCTCAGCAGCCTCGCGCGCGAAGCCACCGCCTACGTTGCCGGCCAAGCTGCCAGTGAGCCCCAACCGCGCGCCGCCAGGCAACGCATTGGCCGCAGCGGCCTCAAGCGCACCTGCACCGGTAAGGCGCATGATGGCGGGGGCCGCCACCCCCGCCAACACGCCGGCCCCCAGTCCACCCACCTGCTGCTCCAACTCTGTTGCACCTGCCTCACGGGCAGCGTTGATCGTGTCCACGTTGACCGCACCGGCTACCTGGCCGCCCACCGCCCGACCGAGTGCCTTCTGCGCCGCTTGGCTGGTGGCCTGCTGAGCAGCCTGGCCAGTCAGTCCACGAGCAGTAGCGTTCGCTGCGCCGGCTACTGCACCTGCGCGAGCGGCTGCTGCGCCCGGCAGCAACGACGGCAAGTTACCTACAAGCAGTTGCTGCAAGAACGCCGGGGAGGTAACGGCCTCGCCGAGCCCAGCCAGGATGCCCTCGTTCTCGAACGTCTGCGAAACGTTCTGCGCGGCACGCTGCGTGGGAGCCGATTGCCACGAGGAGAGAATCTGCTGCGCTTCGCCGAAGTTGTCGGAGAGACCGGCTACGCGGTCGAGCGTGCCGAGGGTGGCCATGTTGACCAAGCCGTAGCCAGCTTGGCCGAGGCCGACAGCGCCGCTGAGCAGCTGGACCGGGGCGTTCATCAGCGCCTCGCCCCAGGTGTTCGACCGGTTCGCCTCGGCCTCAGCTGCAGCCTGACGCAGAGCCTCGGCCTCGTCCGCCTCTCGCTGCGCGCGTTGCGCCTCTTGAAGCTGCCTTGCGCGTGCTACGATCTCGGCGTACGTGGCCACTGTTTATCTCCCCTGCGCTAGTCCTGATGCCTGGCGGTACCGCGCCAGTTGTGTTTCGTTGTAGGGTATCAGGTTGCCAGCAGCGTCATAAGTACCCACCGGGTTGCCGAGCATATCCAGCGCAATGCGCTGGTTCGGCTGGCCGCTACCGGTGACGATAGACGCGGCGGTCTGCAAGTCTCCGCTCTGCAACGCGTCGAGCGCCAGCTGCAGCTGGAGCTGGCGGAGTTCGGCCTGGGCCGCGGCGTTGACGTTGGTGCCGCTGGAGTTCTTCGCCAGTGCTGCCTGCAGGGTTGCGTCCGCTGCAGCCTGCCGGCCAGCCAGGCCGTACTGCCCACTCAGGTCAGCGGTGAGCAGCCGGTTCTCGCCCTCGGCCAGGGTGCGCGCCATGGCCCCCGCATTCTGCACATCGGCGACTGCACGTTGGCCGGCGGTCTGCTGGGCCTGCAGGCCCATCTCAGTCACGCCACGCGCTTCTTGCAGGGCGGCCGGGGCCGTAGCCTCCAACACACGCTGCGCCTGACGAATCTCCAGCGGGGTGCGGGCGTCGCGCAGGTTATCCACGGCCCGCTGCTGTTCCAGGCCAGCCAACGTAGCTTGGCGGCGCTGAGCGCGCTGCTGATCCACCACCTGCATGTTGGCCAGGTACTGAGCTGCCGTCGGTGCGCCGTTTACGCCGAAGCCGAAGTTGATGCCGGCGGTCTGCGGCGCGCGAGGGGTTGTGTTCTGAGCGTTGAAAACACCGCGCTGGGCAGGCTGCATGATGCCGCCTTCTGGGCGCAGCCCGGCGATCGACTGGGCGATCTGGGAGTTGAGCGCGTCCACGTCGCCCTGACCCAGCATAGGTACGGTCGGTACAGGCGCGACTGGCGCAGTAGGAGCGACCGCAGCCGGCTGGCCCGGCTCACGCGGGGGGTTTTGAGTCGGAGCTGCCGGCTGGGCGCCGACCAATCCTAGCACCCCACGCTGGATGTTGCGACCCAGCGACGCATTCGCCTCTGCGAAGTTGGCGACGCCCTGGTCCATGGTTCCAAGTGCGCGGCTGGCGTAGAAGTCCTGGCCGCCGGCTAGGGTATTCGGGTCACCGCCTACCAGGCCAGTGACACCGCGGCGCACTGCGTCGAGCGCCATCGCAGGGACAGCGGTGTACGCACCGAGAGCGGCCTGGCCGACAGCCTGACCCACGTTGATCGGGCGCCCGTCGTCGACCATACGCCCAGTGACAGGATCATAAACAAGCGCCACGGTCGTTACCTCCAGTTTGCGTTTACGCGGAACTGTACGTCCTGCGCGAGAAGTCGTTTAGCTTGTCGGGACAGTTCTTCCACTGTCTCTAAGAACCGCTTGCGATGCTGACTGGCCTTGGCCAGGGCTTCGAGGTCCGCGTCGTGGTTGCGCAGCGCACGCCACGCCGCCCACTCCAGAACGTCCATGTGGTACTCGTCCGGAATCTCCGGCACCGCCTTCAGGTCTGTAGCTTCCAGCTTGCGCAGCGGCTTGCGCGCCACCCGCAGAATGAGGTCGGTGCCAGCAGCGTTGTCGCCAGGCGTCGGCCACACTCCGAGCTTTCCGGACTCGCGGTCAGTATAGAACCAGCAGGGTGCGGCATGCGTGTACCGACGGCCCCAGTCCTCGATGCTCGTAGACGGCGCCACGTCTGGGGCGCTGGTCATGCCGGAGTAAGTCGTGCGCCGCAGGTTTGCGTGCCCCACTCGAGCCCCGAACACAGCGACTACCCGGGGGTCAAGCTCGTAGCTCTCTACCCCAGGCACCAGCCGGACGCGGGTGACCTCAGGAGTGGTCTCGTCACGGATGCACAGTGTACCCACCGCGAACTTGACGACCCCTTCCTCGATGTATCGCACCAGCGACCGGTCGTTGAGGAGGTAGCTGTCCTGGCTGTGCCCGACTTCGTCGCTCACGTCGCGCAGGATGTTCTCCCGCAACTCCTCCAGCAGCTCCTCCAGATTCATATCAGAGGTCCGGGTGCAGGGTGTACGGAAGGCGAGGCGCACTGCGCATACCAACGATCTGCATCTTCTCGTTGATCTCGGGCAGGGCGTGCACCGCGTTGTTCAGTACCTCCAGCACGCTGGCTGGCACGCGGGTACGGACGCCAGGCATCAGGATGTACTGCTTGCCGTTGACGCCGATGAACTGGCCGTTCGGCGGAATCTCGCGGTTGTCGTGCAGGGTGATCTCGTAAGTGCGCTCGCCCTTGGTAGCGGCCTCGACCTCAGCTGCCTTTGCAGCGTTCTGGCGCTTGCTCGTCTGGCGAGGCTTGGTCTCCTTCTTCACCTGCGGGGGAGCGATGGCGGCTTCGGAGCTGGCGCCAGGTACTTGGGTTCCAAGGTTTTCCATCAGTCTGTACCTCGTTTGAATGCTTCTGTCAGGGCATCGTCGTAGTCTTCGCCGGTGTCGGGCTTCTTACGCAGTTGCGGCAGGAGGTCCGTCAGGTCGGCTAGCAACGCTTCTGGTGTGGCGTAGACACGCTGGCGCTCGGGGTCTTGCCACGAGCTGTTTTCCTGGCGGTTCTGCGCCCGTATTTGGGGGTCGTCGTAGCTCAGGATCAGGCCGTTGTCGGCCACGCTGATTCTCATGTAGTCCATATGCACGCTCGCTGGTTGTGCGTCCATAAAGTAAACCCCGTACTAGACGGGGTTTACTATCAGCCAATGCCTACAAAGTGTCAATTCGAGGCAGCGACTTCGGCGCGGACCAAGAAGGCATCCTGCAGGATCACCGTAGCATTCCACAGTTTCCAGCCGGCGGTGCCGCGCTGGGCCAGCGGGTCGTCCGAGGACGGCTTCGGCTGCACGACCATGATGGTGGCGACGTTCTTGCCACGCAGCACCACGGCCCCGAAGGCGTCGCGGGCCAGGTAGAGGATCGGGTACACGTCGGCGTTGGCGCCGCCGGTGCTGATCATCGCGCCTGCCGCACCACCAGCGTTGGCCCACGGCTCGAACACGGTGGAGCGGATGTAGCGTACGTCTTCCACCGAACCCAGCTCGCCCGGGAACGGAGTCACGGAAGCGTAGTGCTTGGTGGAGATGAAGCCGTCCATGTCACGGATATCGTTCTCGACGTCCGGGTGGATCAGGGCGATGTACGACGCCTCGATCGGCTGGGTGTTGTACGCCGGGCTCGACTTCAGCGCCGAGGTGATCATCGGAGCATTCTGGCGCTTCAGCGAGCGGGTGATCCGACGCTGCAGTTCCAGGGTGATCGGAGTGTTCACCGCAGCGCGGGTGGCGCCGTTGGCGTAGAACACGTTGGTGCCCGACTTCAGCACGTTGAAACGCAGTGTCTCAACAGTCAGGGCAGCCTCGTCGCCGAGGATGTTCATCAGCTCGCGGAGCAGAGCCGGGTAGTCCTCGTGGGTGTCCTGAATGACGTCGGTAAACCCTACGTAGTCACCGTACTGCTGCAGCTGGACGCTGTAATCCTTGCTCGCCAGCTTCTTGCCGACGGGGGTAACGCCCTCGGTCAGAGGAGTCAGAGCCAGCGGCATGCCGTAGTTGCCCGGATTGCCGGAGTAAGAACCGGTGCCGCCTTCGAGGAAGTAGCGACGGAACTTGGCAGTCTGGGTGTTGTTGGTCGGCACCACGAACGACTGACCAAAACGCTCGATGGTCATGTTCGGGATGGCGCGGGTCAGAAAACCGGCTACGGAGTAGGCGGCCTGGCGCGGGGTACTGTCGCCGTATGCGGTTCCAGTGTAGGCCATTATGGCGCTCCTTATCGTTCAGTCGTTCAAGAATTGGCCAGCTGCGCCGAGGCTTCTTCGAACGCTCCATCGAAGTCGTTCCGATCTGCCCCTTGCTGCCGCGGACGCTGTGCTGCTGGTACTGCTGCCAGTGCAGCCACCGCCTTCTGGTCTACGACCTTGGTCGGTTTCTGCTGTTCTTGCGCGGCTGACGAGGCTGGTGTAACTGGCGCTGCACCCGTCGGAACCTTCGCTGCCTTGTAGAGGTTCAGCACCTCTACGACTTCCGCCGCGCTGCCCTGCTCAAGCACCCGCTTGAACGCCGGACGAACCACGGTCGGTTGGGTTTCCACCCACGCCTGCACATCTGGCACGATCTGATCGAGATCAGGGTGCGCAGCAAGTACGGTAGCGCGGTGGTTGTTCACCTCCACTGATTGCACAGAGGTCATCAGTGGCGCCAGGAACTGGTTTAGTTGCTGAGTATACGCGCTCAGCGCATTGGATACAGCAGCCTGCGTGTTGGCCTGCATCATCCGCTCGATGGCCGTGTACTCGTCGGGCCATTCGGTCTTGAACTTGGCGATCGACGCTTTATCAGCGTCGTTCAGCAGGTCGTCGACATTGACGACCTTCGGCTTCGCAGGCTCGTCGGCAGGTGCCTGCTGGGCACGCTTCTTCTCGGCCTCGAGCTGGGCCTCAGCGATAGCCTGCGCCAGGTACT